TATGGATGACATAGAAATGTCTAATGACAGAGTAGCTGTATTTGAAGCGCTTAAACATTTAATTGTTGGTGGTAATACATTATTATTTGTAGGCAAAGAAGGTTTAAGAGTATTCCCATTATCTCAATATGTTATTCAAAGAGACCCAATGGGTAATGTTTTAGAAATTATTACAAAAGAAAGTATTCATTTTTCAGCTTTACCAGACAACATAACAGAACTGTTAAACCAACAAATCAAAGATTACAAAACAGATGGTACTTGTGATTTATATACTTGTGTTAAAAGAGATAAAAACAAATTTGTTGTTCACCAAGAAGTAAAAGGAATTAAAATTCCAGAAAGCTATGGTGAATATAAATTAGATAATTCACCTTATATTCCTTTAAGAATGATACGAGTTGATAGCGAAAGCTATGGTCGTAGCTATGTTGAGGAACATCTTGGAGACCTTATATCTTTGGAAGGATTAACTAAAGCAATAGTAGAAGGTTCTTCTGCATCTGCAAAAACATTATTTATGGTAGCTCCTAATGGAACTACTAGAGCAAAAGCAATAGCTGAAAGTGAAAATGGTTCAATTATCGAAGGTAATGCTAATGATGTATCAGTATTACAAGTAGGTAAGTTTCCAGATTTTAGAGTAGCTCAAGAAACAATGATGAAGATTGAGCAACGATTATCTTATGTATTTTTATTAAATGCTTCAGTTGTAAGAGATAGTGAAAGAACTACAGCAGAAGAAGTAAGAATGACTGCGCAGGAATTACAAGACAGCCTGGGTGGTATTTATGGAATTTTATCTCAAGAGTTTCAATTACCTTTTGTTAATAGAAAATTATCAGTATTAAATAAAACTAAAAAATTACCTCAACTTCCTAAAGGAATTGTATTTCCAAAAGTTATAACTGGAATAGAAGCTTTAGGAAGAACAACAGATAGAAATAGACTTATTCAATTTTTACAAACATTGGCTGGCACTCTTGGTGCTGAAAGTATTGCTAAATATGTAAATGTCACTGAAGCTATTAAAAGATTAGCTACAGCAGATGGTATTGAAACAAAAGGTCTAATCAGAACTGAAGAAGACTTACAAGCTGAACAACAAGCTCAACAACAAGCGATGATGGATGAGCAACAACAATCAGCGATGATGAGAGCAGGTGAGAAAATTGCAGGGAACATACCTCCTAAATCTTTAGGAGAAACAATCGCAAATCAAAACCAATAGGAGAATTATAAATGGTTGATAAAGTCACAATTGTTCAAGAGGAAAATAATCCTTCACTAGAAGAACAATCAAAACAACAAGACGAAGCAAGCACACAAGAAGCTCAAACTACAGAGACTTCTAATGAAAGACCTTCATGGCTTCCAGAAAAATTTTCTAATGCAGAAGAATTAGCTAAAGCTTATGGTGCACTAGAGAATAAACTTTCTGAAAGAGCAGAAGATAAGTCTTTTGAAAATGAAAAAACTGAAACTAAAATCCAGGAGCCTCAAGAGGTAGAAAATAAATCTGGTCAATTAGATAAGTTTTATCAAGAATATGCAGATAAAGGTGAGCTATCAAATACAAGTTATGATGAATTAGCAAATATCGGATTAACAAAAGAAGTAGTTGATGCTTATATTTCTGGACAACAAGCTATGGCTGAACAGAAAGCTAACTCAATTATGTCTACTGTTGGAGGTAAAGAACAGTATACAGAAATGGTAAGCTGGGCTTCGAAGAATTTAGCTCCAGAAGAAATAAAAGCTTTTAACAACACAATAGATAATGGTTCTTTAGAACAAGCTCAATTAGCTATTGCTGGTGTTCAAGCTAAATATTCTCAAAATAATAATGAACCAAATTTATTTAGTGGGAATAAAGCTGAAGCAAATGTGGGCTACAGGTCTGTTGGCGAAATGTTAGCCGACATCAATGACCCAAGATATACGACAGATAGTGCTTTTAGAGCAGATGTCGAAAATAAAGTTAAACAATCAAACGCAATATAAATAACACCTAATTAGGTGGGAAGGAGGAAAACTATGCCGATGGGTAAAGGAACCTATGGTTCGAAAAAAGGAAGACCGAAGCTTACAAAGAAACAAAAAACTTTGCCAGCTTCTTTAAAAAGAAAAATCAAAAAAGCTAGAGGTATGAAGTAATGGCTAAAAGACCAGGGCTTTATGCCAATATCAATAGAAGAAAAAGATTAGGTATATCAAGACCTAAATCTAAATCTACGATTTCAGCAAAAGCATATAAAAATATGAAAGCTGGATTTCCTAAAAAGAAAAAGAGAAAGTAATGTTAAATTTTCTTTTGCCTTTAATGAAAAATCCTCTCACTCGGATTATCGCTGATAAAACAGTTTCAGCAATAAACCATTCGATTGAGAAGAAAAAAGTCATTAGGGCAAAGGAAATTGAAGCAGAAGCTAATGTAAGTATAGAACAAATACGAAGTTCTAAATCTAGTATTAAGGATGAAGTATTAACTATAAAAATTACATTAATATTTCTAGCAATATTCTGGCCAACTACACAGCCATGGATGGAAAAAGGTTTTGAGATACTGAAGTCAGCTCCACAAGAATTTTGGTGGGCTGTACTTATTGTCTACTCTGGAAGCTTTGGTTTATCTACTGTTAATAAAATTCGTGGTAAGAAATAATGGTAGCTAAAAAATATCAAAATCCATCTGGTGGATTGAATGAAGCTGGTCGTAAATTTTATAAAAGAACGACTGGTGCTAATTTAAAAAGACCTAGTAAAAAAGTAGGAAACAAAAGACGAGCCTCGTTTTGTGCTAGGATGCGTGGGATGAAGAGAAAATTAACTTCAGCTAAAACAGCTAGAAATCCTAACAGTAGAATTAATAAAGCACTTCGAGCTTGGAATTGCTAAACTCACACACTCTTCTTAAAGAGGAGTGAGCCTTCACAAAGATAAAATTGCCTCAAAGGATTTACTTGCGAGTATATCCAGAGAGATAACTCTTGAAGTATGTGCAAGGAACTAAAACAACAAATCATAATTTAAAGGAGAATAATTATGTCAAATGCAGTAGTGTCCAGACTTGGACAAGTAAATGGTGCTAATGATGTCAATGCTCTTTTCTTAAAGGTATGGTCTGGTGAAGTTTTAGCTACTTTCCAAAGAGAAAACAAAATGTTAGGAATGACTAATGTTAGAAGTATCTCTTCTGGTAAGTCAGCACAGTTCCCTGTAATCGGAACAACTTCTGCTAGTTATCATACTCCAGGAAATGAAATACTTGGAACATCTGTAAAGCACGCAGAAAAGACGATAAACATTGATGACCTATTAGTGTCATCTGCGTTTATTGCAAATTTAGACGAAGCTAAAAACCACTATGATGTAAGAAGTACATATACATCTGAAATGGGTAGAGCATTAGCTAATACAGTAGATAAAAACCTACTTCAATTAGCTGTTTTAAGTGCAAGAGCTTCATCAACTATAACAGGTGGAAATGGAGGTCTTTCACATATTGATGCCGATGCAGGTACAAATGTAGCGTCATTAATCGAAAGTATCTTCTTCTGTGCACAAACTCTTGATGAGAAGGATGTTCCTTCTGAAGATAGATTTTGTGTAGTATCTCCAGCTCAATACTACAACATTGTGCAGAACGATAAAATCTTGAATAGAGATTTTGGAGCTCAAAACAATGGTGTGTATGCAGATGGAACTGTGATTAAAGTTGCTGGTGTTAATATTGTTAAATCAAACACAGCAGTGACAGCTTTCGCAGATAACTCTTCAGCAGTAAGTGGAACAAACAACACTTACAATGTTGATGCACAATACACTCAAGCAGTTGTTTTCCATAAAAGTGCATTAGGAACAGTTAAGCTAATGGATTTAGGTATGGAAAGTGAATATGATTTGAGACGACAAGGCAGTCTAATGGTCGGAAAAATGGCTTTAGGTCATGGTATCTTAAGACCAGAAAGTGCTTGCGAAATCAAAACACAATAATGACTAAAAGACTTGGCGTAGAAATACGCCAGGTCTCCCACAAAATTCATGGCTACAATAACAACAAGAACTACACATCTTGAAGCAGTAAATACTATGCTCTCAACTATAGGAGAAGCACCAGTAAACTCTTTAACAGGTTCTTTGCCTACAGATGCCTCAATGGCAAAAAATATTTTAGATGAAGTAAATAGAGAAGTACAATCAAGTGGTTGGAAATTTAATACATCATACAAAGCAACACTTTCAAGAGACACAAATAACAAAATTCCAGTTGCTAATGATGTAATGTTAATAGAATTAAATCCATTATTAGAAAGTAAAAGTTCTTATGACCCAGTTATAAGAGGAAGT